TGCTCTCGAGTAGTTCTTACCACACTGGCGGGCACTTATAAAAACGAACTCATTTATTTTCATTTTCTTCTACCGCTTCGGCTAGCTCTATGAGCTTTTCTATTGCTGTCTCTGCCTGATTTCTAAGGTCGATTTTATTAGCCTGGCTAATGATTGGTATGCAAACAAAATCGACCCCTGCCTTAGCAAATACCTGGGCGCTTTTAAGCCCTTGTCGTAATTCGTCGGCGCTGGCTCTTTTCATATTTCCCCCAAGTAACTAACTTCGGGGGAATGATCACCACTAATGATTATTTGCCCGATTATTGAATTTTCTTCTGTTGCCAATTTTCCGCCTACTTGACTATAGAAAACGGGGAATCCTTCTACTTTCGCACCGCTTTTAATTTCCTTATCTTCGTGCCAATGCTCACGAAATAAAAGCTTGTCCTTTGTATTTAGCATTAAAGATTCTGCTAGATCCTCTAAGTTTTTAAACGTATAAAAAGAATTTTTCCAATCCCCATCTATAAAAAAAGCTTTCGCCTTTTCTGGTTCGGTGAATTCGACTTTCATTTCCTGCTCTAGAGTTGCTGTAATTTTCATATTGAATCCTTACCGCGCTTAGACGCCGCGATTTTAATTTTTGCTAGTAAATGAACAGTAATTAAACCGTCTTTCGGCATATCATTAATTTTAATCCAGCGATTCATAACACAATGCTCGGCCCGGCTTACTAGCAATAAATTAGACGGCTCTAGGTTCTGTTTGTCGCCATCGATAAAACGCAAAATATGTCCTTTAGGGATTTTAGCGCCGCGGCTCTTTTCCCAAACAAGACGGCTTTTCATCACCCAATCTTTCGGGGGATATCCGGTTGCCGTTGCTTTAACTTGAATAAACCCATCATGAGTTATTCTTTCGCTCCCGATCGGCTGCAAGTTATGGGCTTGCGCGCCTTTTTTAAACTGAGTCTCGCCAGTGCGGCCCCTGGTCCCAATTTTTTTACCCGCGCTCCATGGCACTGCGCCTTTTTTAAATCGGGTATTTATCCCTTTTAAATTATTAGTAGAATAAATTTCCTTAAGCCCCGCCAGGCTTAACATAAGGTCGAATTCGATAGCCATAATGTCGATCATTGCTTGGCGGGTAATGCTGGCTGAGTTTTTTCTCATAAACTCTAGCGCTTCATTATTTAGCATCATGACCTATTCCTTTGAACTGATCGGGCAATATTGCACGGGTAGAAAAGTCGGCCTTGAATTGCGCCGCATTTAATACTAACTGCCCATTAGAAATTATTTTTGAAGCGATATCAGATACCGCCTTACTACGATCAATTTCTACTTTCAGCGCATCGCCTTTTATAGATTCATCACTTAACCGCTCTATTTGCGCGAACAAATGATTATTTAAATCTGTTAAACCATTTTTCATAACCTACCCCTTTAGACTCTTAGCAATGTTCGTTATTTGGCGATGGTATGCCCCCCATTTTCTAAAACGCTCGTCGAAGCGGTCTATTTCCGTCAGTACATCGACGGTAGGGTCGGGGATCAATACCCACCCCACCCCGACCAAATGGTCGGCGCGCTGCTTTTCTCTAAAACCAATAAACCAATCTTGGTACCGTTCACTCACTTCATGGCGGTCTAAATATTCATGATCGCGTTTTATTTCGACTTTGTAATACTGTTCTAAATCGCTGTCGTTAAAACTCATCAATACAATAGTCCAGCGCTGCTTTTCACTAAAAACACGGTTTAAGTGCCCCAGACTATAAACGCCGCCCGACTGCCCAACCTTCAAACAATCGCCCCAGGCCGCCCATACCTCATGCAAATCACGGCGAATTATTGCCTGTACTTGGCCTTTAATATTGTGCTTTTTTGTACGTTTTTTGATTTTCTTTTGAGCTGCCATAAATCCCCCTAAGCGCCACTTTTAGCCGTCGCAATGTCTATTTCAACACCACACGCATTAGCGTTAAGTGGAAATATTGCGGCCCACTGAATAACGATCGCTTTTGCAGCCTCGCGAGTTTGCTTGTCTGTCTCTGCTGTGTGAGTAATGGCCCATTCTTCTATTTCGCAATGAAGATCTTTAACGGTATTGAAATAATTAAAAACTGTCGCAACACTTATCCCGGTGGCGTCGGCGATATCGCCATGGCCTACGGTCAAATAACAAGGGGGGTTATCGCTACCGATCATAATGTCGCCCACGACCATACCGATATAAGCGATAAGTAAATGCTCTTTGCGCTCGACTGGGGTTATACGTTTGCGGTTATTTAATTCTTTATAAAGTTCTAGATTGTAATTCATGGTTTCAGCGCTTTTGTGTGTGAGTAATTAAGCCTATTTAGGCGGTTTTGGTTTTACATTTTATGCGGCCGGAAAATCGGCCGCGTGTGATCTAGTCTTGAATATCTTCAACCCATGTCAGGGTGTAATGGGTTGTTCCATTGACTTTTTTGGCGTGTTTTTTTGTCCAGCCCGACTTAATTAGCAAATCGCGCTGATCGCTATAACGCGCAGCAAGCTGACTCGCATTATTAAACGGGCACTTATTGCCACTGTCTTTAGCTGATGTCTTAAAAGCGGTTAAAAGCTGGGCGGTACTGCAAGTGAATTCTATGACAGTAGGGTTTTTGTCGCCGGCTAACATACTGCCATAGCCCCCCGTTTTACTAACCTTAAGCCCATAAAGCGTAATAATTGGCGCGCCTTTCGCGGTGGGGTCTATATCGCCATTGGCATAACGCAAAATAGCGCTATCTCTAAAGCGGTCTAACGCTTCTAGTACTTGGTTAGAATCGCTTTCGATTTGTCCGGTAATAGAATCTTGATACGATAACCATTGCTCTAAAATATGGTGGGCGTGATTTTTCCCGTCAGGGATAAAACTATCGACGGTTTTTGTTAGTGGCAGATAAGGCAATAACGCATCGATTAAGCACATAAGCGTCGCGATATATTCATCCATTCTGTTTTTGGAGTGATTTGGAAATGTGTTGCGAATATGATTCACCCAATAACGGCGGCGATCTTGAATTGTCGGCAGTACTTCCCGCGCTAATACTTGCAGTAACGCGCTTAAAATAGGGTCGCGTTTTTCTAACAATTCATCCATTAAATCATCCATTAACGCCTTATCCTTACGACGATATTTAGGATCAAATTTTAGGGTAAAAGTACGGTTAATTAATTCGGGCTTAGAAAATGGCTCGATGCCCGTAATCCAAACTATCGTGTTTAACTCTTCCGATACAGTGCCGCTGTCGGTACCTTGCGATCGTTTATCGCGGGTTGAACCGGTTGAAACTAATAATAAAAAATCTAGAAACTCTAAATTTAAATTGTGATTTTCAATGTTATCAAAAACCATCATAGGTTCACGGCTACCCATTGAGTAGGCCGCCGCTACCGAGGTTTTACCGATAATATCCTTACCCATCATCAACAACCCCGCAAACCGCGCACCGGTTGTTTTACCTGAGCCCGAACCGCCTTCGCACTTTAAAAGCGCCTTTGCTTTAGTGAACGGAATGAAAAACGGCGCGAACGCATGCGCAAGAACGAAATAACGCTGGTACATTTCACAGCTTATGCTGTCCAAAAATATACGCTTAAGATCACCTAGTACGCTCGGCACATCTACAGACGCATCATATGTGAATGGCTCCATTTTTGCCGACGCCTGCAGCAATACCTTGTCGTCATTCACACCGTTTTCAATTAATTTTATGTCGCCATCGCATAATTTTAAAATGCGGTTTTCTTTGTCCTTCATATTTGAATACAGCGAAATTTCATCGCCTTCACGCTCGCGGTGTATCCAGCTAAACTGATTCATGTGCTCGCCCTGATTAAAGCAAAGCGCCTCTAGTTCAGCCTTAATAAACTTATACAACGTCGACGTAGAATTTAACCCGCACTCGCGATGAACTAACGCCCTAAACTCGGTATTATCATCGATCGTGTAAATTTTGTGGCCGAAAAAAAGCATCACTTTATTTTCAACAACAAAAAATAAACCGCGCATTTTGAAAGAATCCCAAATAATCGTCGCTATGCGGCGTTGGTGGCGTTCTTCTTTCATCATTTTTGGTCCGGCTTCTTCGTTTGCCGCTTCGATGGTATGCAATAAACTGGCTTTCTTTTTTAACTGCCCCATTACCGCATCGCGGCTTATTTGATAGCTGCAGACGTTGGCGACCACGGTGTCGCGGTGCATTTCAGGTAACAAGCTTAAATACTGCCAAAATTCTATTTGCCCTAAATAGTTAATCAGCTGCTCGGGGATCACCACACCCTCGGGCGTCATTGTGTAGGGTGGCAAGCTCATTAGCTCGTATGACATTGGGTTAATTGACTGGTTTCGCGCTTGCTGTACGCGCGCGGCCGCCGTTTGTATGTCCTTTTGAATATAATCATCTGGGTCTTCCCCAGGCTTTAAAAAATTAGAGCATATATTTATGCCCGTATGGCCGACATTAAAAAGCGCCTGGTAAAATTTTCGCACATAGCGCAAGCCCGCTGGGGCTAATCCATTTTTCCAATTAGAATCTCGGTCAAACCAAAAAAACAATGATTTAGGCCCTTTTTGCGGGGTATTTCGCTCTCTAACCACAAAGTCGATTTGATCTTGGCTTACCTGCCCCATCGCGCAAAGTGTATCGCCCTGGCCCGCGTCGAGCATGGACAAAAGATCATCTTCCCCTTCTACAATTTGCACCGACTCACGACGAATGGCTTTTTGATTTCCCCACAATACACCGGCTTTTTTATAATCGTTTCTTAGCTTACAGCCCGGGCGTTTTTTAGTGGAATCTTTCGCACTCCAATAGCCGATCACACCGTCTTCGTTAACCCACGGGAATATGTAAAACCCTTTGCCGAAATAGTCGAAAAAGCTTTTGTCTTTTTCGCTTTGCATGACTAAGCCCGTGCTTAAAATAAAATCGTCGTCATAGCCCTTTTCTTTGAATGCCTGGTGTAACTTACCCGACCCCCAACCCACATTTAAGCGCTGCAAGCTGCCCTCCTTATGCCCGCGGCCGCCTTCTGCTTTCGGTATTGTCAAATACTCGGCATCCTTACAGCTTTTGCGATGCTGGGCGTAATAGCTCGCCGCAAACTCCCAAGCTTCGGCGATTGGATCTTCGCTAGTCTTTTTATCGCCTTTTTTCTTTGGCTCATAATCTGCCATATTAAAGCCGAGGTGTATTGCTACCTCTTTTGCCGCGTCAATGGGTTCACAGCCGCCATGTAGCGCTACAAAATCAATAACGCTGCCGCCTGCATTACAGCTAAAGCATTTAAATATATGGTCGTTTTTATCAACATTAAAACAGTCGTTATGGGTGCACAGCGGGCACGGGATTTTGCCCCACGACTTGCTCCCTAGCGATCGCATCTTCGCGCCGGTTTTCCACTCTACAATGTCGCGTAAATCGGCTTCACCTTTTACATCTTCAAAAATATCACGCTGGCTTAAACTATTATTTACGGCGGTATTCACGGGTTTAAATCCTTAATGTCGATAATTACTTGCGCATCAAACGCTTTTACTAATTCCCGCGCATCGGTTAACAATTCGGCGAGGGCTGGATTATTGGCTTGTATCTGTTGCCAAGTCTCGGCCCGTTGTTGCGGGGCCAATCTACTAATATTTAACTGGGTCGCTTTGGCCGCAGATTTTTGCCAAACAGTAGGCAAAATCTTGGTATTCTCACAACGTGACCAATAACCGAAGCGCGGGCGCACTAGCTTTGTTCTTCCATTGCGTTCATTAGGTCTTCTTTATCTGGCATGGTGTAAATGGCGGTTGCCTCTCGGCTAGAGTGCCCGAGCTGCACTTGGGCGATGCCTAGTTTGTCGTCGGCGGTGCTGTTTTTCATAATGCGCTTAGCCATGGTGTGTCGAAACCAGTGCGGCGAGATAGCAAACCCCACCGCCGCCAATCCGTGATCATTAAAGCGCTCTTGTAAATTACGGGCGCTAATATTGCCGCCCTTTTTACTCAGTACTAATGCGCCATCATCTTTGGGGGCATGGCCCATTTTCTTACGAATTTTCAATAACTCGTTTAGTGCCTCCCGCGATTTTTTATTAGCATAAATTTTTAAAGCGTCGCCGCCTTTTACCACATCGCCGCGTAATTCTAAAAAGTTGCTGGCAATGGCTTTTTTCGCCTCGCCCACGGTTAACCCGAGGGTTTTACTCTGTGTTGCTGTTTTCTTTTTACCGCAAATAACACTTACTCTTACGCCCGTTTGACGCATAAAAATAGCCAACCAGTAGTCACGCTGGGTATGAATATCGGCGATATTTTTTAGGTGTGCTAACAGCTTTTTTTCTTCGCGTTCGGTTAAATATTTATCGAACGTTTGGCGGTGTTTAGTTTGAATCATTGTGAGCCCCCACAAGTGCCGCGCTTAAGTCGGCGTGATTATTAAAAATTATGTATTCATTTTTGAGCAAATCATCGCCCCAGCTTAACGCCTGGTCGACGACTTCATTAAAATCATTAGCGCTAAACCATTGGCAGCGTAAAACCATGCCTAAACTATAACGATCGCTGCTTATAAAGTGGCGATCTTGTCTAAATGCTCTGGCAATAATACCGTCAAAGTCTTGCATCGTTGCGCAAAAATCGGCCCAGCTTTCACTAGGCTTTTCACCGATTTTCTCTAATAAATCAGCGCTAAAAAATTGCTCTTTATTTGATCCGTTATTTAGATCGCGCCACAATTCGCGCAGCCCAACCACCAAATTAACATCGCAAGGCAATACTAAAATAGTATCTAGCGTTAAACCTTGCTCATTGAGTCTATTTGCCATAACTGCGCTTCCTGATTAGCCGAAAAAGTAATGGTCGCGGTTTTTCTCTCGGTATCAATAACCCACACCTGCAGGTTTAACCCTAAAACCGAAAGTCCCGCCGGCGGTACCAGGTACCAGCCGCTCGGGGGAATTGCTTGGCACTCGGTGCGCATGTGTAATTCATCATCAACCACCTTAAACCGCACAAGCACCTCGGCGGGCCGCGGAAACAAACAAACAGCGTCATTTTGCGCTACATTAAAAGATCGCTCTTTAATGCCTAATTGGCGGCGGGGTAAGCGTTGTATAATGGCAGTCATGGTTATTCTTCTATCAATGCTTCTAAACGGGTAAGGAAGCAATACAGGCTTTGAATAACTTCCCGCGCTTCTTTATTTACTTTTTCGGCTTCACTCGCCGTGACTTTGCGATCGGCGAGAGTTTCATTTAACTGTTCGGCTACGTCGCCCACTTCTTTCATGAATTGCGCATAACATGTCATCAGTTCAATATCATCAACCAATCCCACCGGCGGCAAATGCACAACGCTTAGCCCACCTAATCGCGCCCATTCCATTACCACGGAATAATCGCCAGCGATCATTGAATGATTAATAGCGTCAATCAGCCCCAGTTTGTGACGATCGCAACCGGATAATTCGTTATTTAAAACGTTTGATTTTTTGCCGGTGGCAATCGCCATCGCTTTAATGCCGAAGTTGCTATTGCGCACAACGCCGGCGGCAATATTTAAGATTGAGCCAGGGCGAGTTAATCCGTAATTCGCCCTAGGCTCATTAGTCGCTAGGGTGCGATCTAATCGGCCAAAGATCCCGCGGTATTCGGGATCGTCTTGTCTTGGAGTGGTGTTAGTAAGCATGTGTGACAATCCTGTCTTAATTCACGTTCTCGGCGCTGCTAGCGTCGGGTAATCTATACTTAAAATGATCATTGGCTAACCAGACCGCTAAACCGAGTTCGACCAAGTATTCCTCCGCCTGCCCCCCTTCTCGGCGCTCGGCTTTTTCAAAATCCGCAATAAGTTTTGCGGTGCGGTGGGTTGGTCGATAAGACCGAGTAGCAGACTTTTTACCTGCCTTTGGGTTATTTTGCGCATTATCAGCCATTGATAGTTCCTTAAAAATGGTAAACTGTTTACATTGCAAACACTGTAAACGGGATAATAAACCCGTAAACGGGATTAATCAAGGCTTATTTATGTCTGACTCATTTAGCGCGCGCTTAGAAACATTATTAGACGGCCGAAAAATCACACCCTGGGGCAAAACGCTGGGGTTAAGTAATTCGGTAATAGAAGCTTTATCTAAAGGCACAGTGCCGGGGCCTGATCATTTAAAAATCATCGCCCGCGCAGAAAATGCCAACCTAAATTTTTTATTGACCGGGGCGGGCTGTCCATTTGTGGTGAACCCTGCACCGGATAACGTAAACCCCGAAAATGAGGTTTTTTTACTGGGCTTTGGCGGATTGCGCGCCGTAGTTGTCATTAAAGATGCAAGCCATGTATTTGAGCGCAGCGGCAAAGAAAGTCATTTTAAGGAATTAACAATTTATCGTGGTATTGGCTTTAACGTTGAAAAAATTAAAAACCCGCGCTGTTATCAATTCCCCGCAATTTCCGAACTGCTCGCCGGCAAGCTATCAAAGCATGCGTTAATCGGTAAAGAAAAAGACGGTTTGCTTTATTTAGCGCGACCAACATTAGAACCTTGGTCGGCAGTTGCTAGCGAGCATATAGACCAAGACCTAATGCGAGTCGTTTTAGAATTAACCGACCGAGTCGCTAACGGTTTAGATATTAATAAAAAATCACGAATTATTAGCGCAGTTTACGCCCACGCAATCCGTCGCGGCCTCGATGCCGACCAGATCAACACCGATTTTATTAGCCCCATAGCCGATGCTATCCGCGGCTAGCTTTTACGAATTTCAGCAAATCGTTTTTGATAATAATTTTTGTGTTGCTTTATGTGGGCCTGGGCATCGATATTTAATACCGCCCGTGCGATGGCGCTATCTTCTGCGTCGTTTAATTGCAGGGCTGTAATATAGCGGTATAAAAGAAACTCTATTTCTTCTCTAATCGGCGGCTCTGTCGCCGGTGCTATTTGTTCGTGCTGCTTTAGTGGCATTTTAAACTCCTCTTTGAGCGTCCTAAATCCATATTAATGTAATAGTTTTTACTATTGATAATCGTTCTAATTAGCTAAAAGTATAGTATCAGATTAAAATCCTCATAAATTTCGCACTACGAAAAGTTAGAACTAAATATCACGTACAACGAAAAAATAGACTAATATTTAATCACTATGCCCCAAGACACACGGCGGGCTCGACGGATTGATACGCTAATAAAACAAACAGGGAAAAGCCCAAAGCAACTAGCGTTGTTATGGGATTGCAGCGAGGCGCGCATTAGTGCGATCCGAAGTGGCGAAAATTTAAGTATTTCACTGTTGATAAGAATATGCGCAAGTATGAAATGGTCGGCCGATTATATTCTATTTGATAGCAGCCCTAACTTGGGCACTATTGAAATAACCCCCGCCGATCGCTACGACTTGCATTTACTGCAGAGAGTTAACCCCGCCCAGCGCGAGGCTGTGCGGGGGTTATTGGCGAGTATGGTTTAAGAGCCTACCCCGCTAGCGATTTAATGAAATTTAACCCCGTCGCCACCATCTTGCGTTCTTCCTGAACCTTATTTAGCTGATCAATTAAATTGACCTCATTCACGCATATGTTTTTATACTGCGCCTCTAATTCAGCCTGTTTTTGTATTAACGGATCAACCGCCGGCGCGGCTGCTATCGCCTCGCCCACGTTGTTTTGTTCGGTTTCGTTTATTTCATTATCCATTTTGTTCTCACTTATGTTTTATAAAAGGTTTTTAAAATTTAAGCCGGTATCGAATTGCCATCAGAGATCGCGCCGCCAATGTCTAGAACCGACCACCTCCCGCGTAATCTCGCAAACAAACGGCTTGTTGCCTCAGTAGGCCCGCCAAATATTACTGCCCCATTATTAGCCACGGGAAAAATAGTGTGATGCGTAAGCATTTGAATATGTGGGGCCTTGTTTTGTACCGTATCAATCAATACAGCCGATTCACCAGCAACCCTAGAACTACCTGAATACTTGAATTTTCCTCCAGTTTTTCCACCTGATGAAATTAAACCGATATTGTTATCACTGGTTAGGCTTATACATGATACTTCTGTACCTGCCCAACACCGGTCCCAAATATTTATCCCTTTTCTAAAATTTGCTGGCGGCCCGCCTCCTTGCGTATCTTGGTATATGTTGATCCCGGTGCTGCCTCCTGAATAAATATCAACGGCATTCCCCGTGCCGTGAATTTTAAGCCCTCCTCTTGAACCACTATCAACTTTCACCTCAAGGCCTGCGACATTGTAGTCAGATCCCGCAGCGATATAACACACAGCTTTTTCCGGTGCATCGATATTAGGCTGGAAACCACCGACCGAGGCCACTTGAAATTTAGAGTCTGCTGTAGCTATAGATCCGGAAAACGTCAATCCTTCCGCGGGCCGATAGCTCATAAAACTGGTATCGCTACCGATATTCAACTCGCCCCCATCCACTGTAGCCGCTAACCAAAACCCGTTTGCAGTATCAACGACACTGGTTTTACCAGACGAAATTTTTCCGTATTTTCCAGCGCCAGCATCGCTGATTAATTCAATGCCACCCGTAGTAATTAGCCCACCATCGATAACTGTTTTAACGGCCGTTCGATCTTTTCTATATAACGTAAAAGGGCTGTAATAAGCTTGTCCTGACGAGTTGTAGTTATAAAGTATTCTGACTCTAACGTAGTACACACCCGCCCCTGTTGACCCGTTATATGGGGCGTGAGAGGTAGGTATTGGCATATCTGCGCTATAGTTTATCCACTCAGTAGTTAGCATGGTGTTCGTTAGACCACGGTATATAGCCCCGGTATTAGAATTGATAGGGTTTTTGTTTATGTCGTAATGCTCAAGCCCCATGTAAGCCCTAACAGTATTGCCTGTTTGTTTCGCCCACATTTCAATAGTCAGTACTTCTCCTGGGACTACGGGTATTAGATCCAAACCCGACGAGTAATGATTTGTGCCGCTGTATACGGATTTGCCTAATTTAAAAGGTGCGCCCTCCGGTAAACCGTTTTTATCCAGATACTCTGTACTGTACAGCGTTGGAGAGGTGCCCGCCGCAACGGCTATTTTCCCTTTAATACTCAAACCACTAGTTTTATCGTACTTAATGTGATCTTTACTATCCCCTAAATGGAATGCCCCTGCACTGTCGTAAATCCCAAGCCACAAGCCTGGCGTAGTAACATTGAAATTGGGTTTGCCTGCTTTAATTGAACCAGACGTGCCGCTTAACTCTATACCGCCCGTTGTGATTAACCCCCCATCGATAACGGTTTTAGGCGCGGCGAGTGCTTTTTCTTCGGCATGCGCCTCGACGTCTTCTGGGGCTGGCGTCCAATCTGTGACTTTATTGCCTTTTTCTAGTTTAAGATTAGTGAATTTTACAGTATCCAAACCTATCGGGGACCCTCCCCCAGTTGTGTACCTATTTGTGTAGTATAAAAATTGGTGATCAGTCAAAGGAGGACAAATAAAAGTTTTTCTCACGACAACCTTATCCCCGAGATTTACTAGGTTGCCTACTTGCGTGCCGATACTTGTCCCAGCAGTGGGGGTGTAAAGCAGAATGCCCGCGTGTTGCGCATACAAAGTTGGAGAATCCGTTCTTACCACCAATTCCATTTCATAACTAAGAGTGTACTCAACACCACTTTCCAGCATATCCTTTACACTTACATTACTAGCGAGCCCTGCGGCCCACCCCCTAAGAATTACCTCTTTTGTTGTCTCGACTGAAGCTAGCTTCGCGGATTGTAGTAAATTCCGACCCCCAACGTTTATCGCATCGACCTTTGCTTGCGCATCATCACTAATCGCCGCGTAATCAGTGGCGTCTGCGCCCTCTGCAACCCCTGCCAGTTTATTACCTTCGGTGCTGTTAATTCCGGCTAGGCTCGACGGTTTATCGATCAAATTGCCATAACCAGACCCGCCAGAAATAGTAACTTTTCCCTCAATATCTGCGCCTTTCGCTTTTAAAATACCGTCGGCGGTAATACCTGCAGTGACATTACCCGCGGCATTGGCTGTCATTAGGGTGTATGTAGTGCCGTCAACGTCATAAACCCCTATGCCCGTTTTATAGCCGGCATTATTCGACTCAATCGAACCGCCTGCAGATATACCGATCGTTGCGTTAATTAATCCTGCTGTTAATTTAGCCGCGGTGAGGTTTGCGATTTTAGACGATTCAATCGCATCGCCCGATAGCTTATCTGAGATCCACGCCGCATCTGCCGCGTCTGTTTTTGTTGCCCAAGGGGATAGGCCCGATAAATCAGAGGGGCTAAGCTTTACGGTCGTAAATGGTAGAGGGCCGACTAAATTAGGCCCTTCCATTCCCTTGCCATCAATCGCCCGATAATACAGCTTGTACGTCGTGTTAGCGGTTAACTCTGGCAATATAATACTTAAGTCACGGCCGCTATAAACGGCCGCGCCGGTAGTCTCTGTGTCGTTGCCGTACCAAAGTTTAATACCCTGGTAATTGATAGGCGCGGTTAATGTTAAGTGGCCTTGGTTAACCCCAGGGGATATTATAAAACTACTCGGCGCGATCGCTGATTTAGTCGTGGCAAATAATACCCCGGTAGAATCCCCCTCGCCGAACGCGTCTATACTCGAAATTTTGAATTGATACGAACTGCTCGAATCGAGATTGTCCAACGTATAAAGATTAGCCTGGGCCGCAAAGTCAATACTACTAAATGCCCCGCTATTGCCTTTACGGTAATAAACTTTAGTGCCGATAAAATCGACATCATTCGCCGGTGGCGTCCAGCTTAGCGTTACCGAGTTAACATTGGCCGTTAAACTAATCGCAGTAGGGGCGCTGGGTTTTGGGTTGTTAACGATTAAGTCAGAAGGGCTACCGGTTAAGCCATGCTTAGCCCTGGGCATTACTCGCACCACTAAATCGCGGCCTAGGTTATTGGTGCGGATAATGTCTTCACTAATAATAAACTCGTCATCCATCGTCGCCGCGTCAAATAGCACGGTATCGGGCGCCGGTTGAACGCCTAGTTCAACAACTTGCAAAACATAATCGCGCAGCCATTCAGGGCGGGGTAATAATGGGGCCCAAGATATACGCGCCTCACGGCCAATAAAAGACGCCAGCGTTAAGCCCGTAATGCCAGGTAAATTGGGGGTAGCCCATACGCCTAAATCAATGGTTTTTCTTTGCCCCCAGCTACCGGCCTTATTCCAACGGCTAACCGGCTGCGCTTCCACAATTAGCCGAGTTTCTGTTTTATGATTTAAGACGATGGCAAACGTAGGATCGGCGCTGCCGGCGGGATATTGCCACGCTTCCCCCAGTGATTTTTTATAACGTACTCGAGCATGACTATAAACGGTGTCAACCACTGCGGGTTCTATGGTTAACACTACGGTGCTTAGTTCACCCTCTGCCGTAGCGGGGGTAAATAACTGCAGCGTGTGGTTAATGCTTTGTAATGCTGGGGGTTGCAGTTCTGTAGGGCTGGGTAATTTAGTGACCGGGGGCACGGGCGGTGTAACCATTGCAACATCGCTAACGGATTCTGGCACTTGCTCGACCAGCGTCGCGGCCAATGTTTGGCGGTCGAATTTTGTTACCAGGTATCGCCCTGATATTTCAGTAAACACACAATCAACCACATCGCCCGGCGTTAAACCAAATAAATGGGGCCGAACTTTTGCCGCCAAAATACGCTCTGTTCGTGATCTATACGCCAAATATCGGGCCATGCGCTGCGCGTCGGCTTCATTATTTATGCCCGGGTAACGTTGGCTTTTTTCGTTCGGCTGATTGCCGTCTTCACTTAACCAGGTTTGATACAGTGTATTGCCCGTTTCAGGGAATACCGCATCGAGTTCGTTAATTTCCCCGGCGGCGTCCATAGATCTATATTGCACAGAAACACGGTTATAGCGATCACTTCGCGGCGGTGTACTAATGACTAAAGGGGCGGCTAAATCATCATCGTTCAACGTAACGGCCGGCGCTTTAGCAACATCTAAAACTGGCGGCCGAACAAACGTGACACCACTTCTAGCGCGCATATGTTGTTCTATTAAACGCGCATTTTTCCCAACATCGGTGGCGGTATTAATCGTCAAGTTAAGTTTAAAAACGGCCTCGGCCAATCCGTTATTTGTTACTGACGCGTTGCAGGCTTCTGCAGCTGCTCGCCACTCGGCCCAATACGGCGCCACTGCAGCGTATATATTTTGATTACCGCCCGCTCGATGCTGCAGGTAATCAAAAAAGCATTCGATGGGATTCGTCGAATAATGTGTCGAATAACTGCCATAATTAACACCGGCAACACGGCGAACGCGACGACCTTTAACTTTAAACGTTATTTTAGGAATGCCCGAGCCGAACGGATCGTCGTTGCCTAAATTACTGCGGCGCTCCATTCTTAAATAAACATACGCCAAGCCCGACAACGTATCGCTGGCGCGCCAGCCTAAATCCCAAGCATTAGACTCGGCTATTAACGTGCTTTGTACCGTTTGATTCGCATGGCCTAATTTTTTATAAACATACAAAGCCTTGCCGCCATTTTCAAAGTCGAAAACGGGGTCGGTGCTATCGTAATCATTAATATATATGTTATCGATTGCCTGGATATCACCCTCGCAAATACCAACAACCATGTGCAAGACTTCTTGCGCATCATCATCACCATCTGACGCGCCTTGTTCACGACTTGACCCATACCAAATAATCGCCCCGCCGACGGTTTGTTCGCCGTAAATTATCGGGTAATTGTATTCGCTGGTTTTAATACTGCGTTCGAGTATTTGGGTTTTTACTTTCTCGCCGAAAATATCATTGTAACTATCTTCGATACTTTCCCAGGTTTCATTAACCCAATCGTCAAATTTTGCGAAGTCATCGCTAAAGCTTAGGCGATCGCTAACGTAATCAAAAACGCTCATAGTGTGATAGACCCCCATTTAATGGCCGCGGGTAAATTTGGCAAATGTTCGTGACTGGTATCATTAGGAAAATGGCTTTTTATGCTGGCGTCATTACTACGGCGGCCGCCTTGGTATTCCATTGAATATTGATCGCGGGCGGTGATGGTTAAAACTTTATTGCTGTAACTCATTGAATCAATAAAGCCGCTAAACTCTTCGTATAGTGTGCCGTCTAATACTTGGTAGCTTTTAGGGTGAATAATTGCCGTAGAGACAACAACTGATTTCCCTCGGTGGTTATGCGCCAGCGCGTCGGCATAAATAACCCCGTCTGGGTCATTTATTTCTATTGTTTTCGTCTCGCCGCTTGGGCTGCCATCCAAAACCCCTGGCTCTATTTCGTTTAATAAACCATTGGCTAAATAGTCGAGAATTTGGTGGCCGCTATTGGTAAGTTTCCACACACTACCAAACTGCACCGAAAGACAAGAGGCGGCGAGGTAATCGCCGTTTTTAAGTTGGGTTTGTGCCTGGGGGCCTAACGTAATCATAAAATGCCTTTTGTACATCGAGGGTTTAAAAGGCTAAACCCACCAAATTTCCCCCATTAAAAATGAGTATGATTGTGGGGCGTTATTGCCTTCTTTTATCTCTGGCACTTTACCCTCAATTCCTAAACAAAAAGACGGCCGAACGTGCAGCAATTCGCCCACAATCACCGCCCGCAATAGCGGCCGCGTTAATATTAATTCTGCGCTACCATCGGCCGCCACGACGCCGCATTCTTTTACTTCATATACTTTTTTATGGTTGGCAAAACGCACAAAATCACCCGGGCTTAATGCCTCTATTTGCCCAAGTTCCCAGCCGTCTATAATTACTCGCCGGGCATCGTTGCCATCAACGGTTTTTATTTTTGGAACGCCTAGCGCGCTACCTAGTGGGCTACTTGCGACCGGCAATTCTACCTCCACGTAGGCATTGCCCTGGAAGCTTTCAAGCCACGCCCGAAAACGGCGGGCCTGGGGGTGCAATAAAACACGGGTTTGCATTTTAGCGATTAGGAAATGCCCCGGCTTACCTTTTACTGTGCGAATGCCGCCGGGGTTGCGGTTGCTTTCTTCGTTGCTAGCATTACTTATTATTAGTTCAGATAGTTCAATGGGTAATTGCATGTTACGCGGCCTTTAAATTTATATTACGGCGTTTAAATTCACTAAGCGCGGCATTTGCTACCGCGCCTTTATTGTCCATAAATAATTGATACGCGCCGCGCGGGTCCATGGAATAAAAGTTCATATTAAAAATAAATTCACCCGCGTTTTTATTTCCACCCGAGCTTATAAAATTAGTAAAATCTTGGTTTTGGTTCGGGCTTAATACCCGTTCGCCTTTTTGCAAGAGATAGGTTTGTTCGTCGGGCACATAACCCAAACCACCGTGCGCCGCCGGGGTATATTCTTGGTCGTTAATTTTTTTGATTTGTATCGCGGTAACGCCGGCAATAGAGGCCGCCAAAGCAGGGCCTAAAAACGGCCCGCCTTCTGCTAGCGCTCTGGTTGCTGCTAATGCACCGTTAATAATCGCCTGGGCGCTGGCCCATTTTTTAGACTCTTCAAACGAGGCTCTATTTCCCTCTTTCATCACCTCGGAAATATTGCCAAAAATCTGGGCGGTACTCGCCGCCGCACCGGCCCACGGATCGGCAAATTTTGTGATTGAGTCGGCCCAGGCTTTTTGATCACTGGTGATCGTCTGCTGTTGGGCGTCTAAATCAGCTTTGTACTGTGCAAAACTGCCACGCATTAACGCCGCTTGTTGCGCGCTGCCCTCTTTGGTTAGTCGGGCTATGTTTGCATTACGCGCCTTGTGAGCCGCTTCTATTTTCTCAGTCGCGGTTAATACTAAATCATATTCTAATTGTGCTAGTTCGCGTTTATCCCGAGTGCGGGCGGCGCTATCTCGGGCGCTGGCGCTTTGGTATTCGTTAAGATACTTAGCGGTATTTTTTTGCAACGCCTTTTCTCGGGCGTCACCGGTGGCCGTCGTGTTAGCAATAATCATGTCATGGCGCTGACTATAAATTGCCTGGATTCGAGCGGTTTCGGTGGCATAAATCGCCGTATTAGCGGCCTCTGCGCTTTGTAGCATTAGCGTTAAGTCTTTGCCGCCACTTGGAATTACAGGGGGCGCAATCCCGCCCCCTGGTACGCTGCTGGGTTTAGTGCCGGGCTCTGGGGCTTCTAAGGTTTTCACCTTGGCTTTAACCGCTACAATCCGCTCTTCTAATTCTAGTAATTGTTGCCGCTTTTTAAGTGCGTCTTGGGTTGCGATCGCTTCGCGTGATGAGCCGCGGCGCTTTAAATAATCGCGGGTTTTTTCTGCTTCTAATGTTTTTTCTAGATGCTCTTCATATTGTTTTTCAGCGATCGCCAAATCGGTTCGCAAGCCGCGCAGCTCAAACTTTTTCATTTTTCCCAAGGCGCGATCGAGGCGATCAATCACATTATCGATTCCCCCGGTCGACGTTTCCGCATCGCGCCCCATGGTTAAAAATGCCGTGCCCACACTTAACGCGGTAAAGGCTAAACCAAGCGGCCCACCTAACAGCGTTAATAACCCGCGCCCGGCGGTCGTTGCTCCTCGTTGAGCCATCGCGAGCCGATCAATTGCCGTTTTATGGGCAGTCGTTGCACTGGCCGCCTGTAACTCTGCCGCGGCCAACGCATTGCCGGCACCCTTAGCGCCTAAAGCCGCTCCTTTTTGACGAGTTAACGCCGCGACCTTGGCATTAGCTGCACTTACTGCAATGGCGGCCGTGGCGGCTTCTTGTTGCGCTTGGGCAATACTGGCTTGTATAAGATTGCGTTTTTCAACGGTGGCCGCAACGGTCACTAGGCCCGCCGCCCCCATTTTAACGGTGTAAAATGCAATCGCCCCGGCTAAAGCGCCGCCTAATAATAAGGCGGTATCTTCGGCGTTTTCGGTAAAGAACTGCAAGGCCTCGCTCGTGCCTTCTAGCACCGCTTTCATGCTTTCGTTAATGGGTTGCTCTAGTTTGCGCACTAACAAATCATAATCGCGCGCAGCGCTGGCGCGTTTGCCGCTGAGCGTATCAGCCATGGCAACGGCTGCGCCTTCATAACTTTCAAACGATTTTATTAATACATCACGAAAATACGCCGAGGTAACTTTCCCCTCGAGTACTAAATTACGCATGCCGCCAGCACCTAAACCGCTGGCTTCATCCATGGCATTAATTAAGCCGGGCAACGGTTCAACGACCTGATTAAATTCTTCCATCCTAAGAATGGGCGAGGTTAATGCCTGGCTAACGCCGTAAAGCGATTGTTTAAGCTGCTCGGCGCTGGCTTTAGTTGCACTTTGGGCGTTACTCATGCCCTCCATTAAATTACGCGCCTGGGCGTCTGTTACTAAGCCCGCGCGACGAATAACAAGTAAGCCGCTGTATTGCTCGGCTAAATCGCCAACGCTCTTTTTATGTTGCCCTGATAAGCGGATTAAGTATTGCTCTTGGCGGGCCGCTTCGGCTTCTGAGCCGAGCAGAAAAGCGTACTGAGTGCGTAAGTCTTCTATAGACGATACGCGTTCATAAATCGCCGAGGTGCCACTTTTAAGCGCGCCAAAACTAAGGTATCCCGCAATTAATGCGGCGCCAGAATTGAGCTTATTATTTAACCCATTTAACCGGGTTTCAATTTTATTAATGCCACCGTTATAGGCCGCGGCCGCTTGCGTGGTTTGGGTGTTAACTGTGCGCTGCCATTTTACAGTTTCATTCGCCGACCGATTAAGGGTTTTAACGTAGCCTTGGCCGTCGGCCGATATAATTACTTTGATATTGTCTGTCATGGCTACGCCTGGTTATATTCTTTGGCCACGTATTGGCCTAGGCGCTTTAAGCGCTGGTAATCGTCTTTGCCATAGTCGCGCGGGCTGATTTGCAGGTCGGCGGCCACTTGTGCCAGATCTAAGCCTTGGCAAATTGCAGGCCCGTGGGGTAGCGGTAAAAATTTAAGGCAGTCGTGCACTTCGTCAAACCATTCAAACGCGGGTAAGTTAATGGCGTAAATGACATTTTTAGCGGGTTCTTTGGCTTTTTGTTTTTTGTCGTGTGCGAGGTAGTGATCTATTTGTTCTGCGCTAACGCCTAGCCCCTGCAGCGATTGCTGCAGGCTTTCGGGGGTCGTAGCCGGCGGCCCGGCGAAAAAGGCCGCTAGCTGTTTTAGTTTTTTTCTTCTGCTTCAACAATGCCGCGGTGCGCTTGCATAATTGCTAGGGCGCTAGGCTCTAATAACCACGCCTGGGCAATCGCCGCTTTTACGTTCGCTTTATTAAACGGTAATTCGGTTTCACTATCGCTACCGATCCCGCGCCAATTAATTACCGTCGCTTCAAAAATGCCCTGGTCTACAGATTTACCCGCGCTTGCCGCTTTGGCAAAAATAGCATCGACTTTATCGCGCGATTCTAGTTCAACGAGCAGCTCTATTTGTATTTTAGAAAACGCGCCGTCGATTGGGGCGTGTAAGTTAATAGGTATCCATACCTGCGGTTTTGCTTGAATAACTAGGCTAATAGCGGCCATTAAAATATCTCCAAATAATAAAAGGGGGACTACACTCGGTCGAACTTGAGCGCGCCAAAATTTAATTCGAATTCATCATCGGCGCCGCCGACTAAGCGCAAATCGATATCGATCGTATCGTGGCCGTCGCTTTCGCCCGTGCTTAAACCGCTTATTTGGGCATTTCTACCATACAGTTCAATATAATTCGTCGCGCCTAGGTCTTGTTTAAAATACAGCGTATTCATAGCGCCGTTTTTGCGCAGGGCAAACAAATCTAATTCGGATACTTTGGGGCGGCGTATGCTGAGCTTTGCCGAAACCGAACGGTTTACAATATCAACGGATTCTAAATTAACCAGGTTCGTATAGCTGACGTCGTAGCCTAGATCGATGGTGAGGCTTTCCATAATTACCGGGGAGCCATTAAACATCATCGAGCTGTTGGCAAATTCGATCGGTTTTACGTTGGCCGGTGATAGATTAACCGCCGGCAATGATCCCGCAATAGGACCGACTGACAAGCCGGTTAACTTGGCTTTGATCATTGGTTTAGCTTTCGCTTTAATTTCAAAAGAAACCGACCCACGGCAGCCGCTAAGCTTAGTAACGTCACCGTCTTCAAACGCATAGCAAGATGCTGACTCAAAGCCCGACGATATTAGGCCATAAGTGACACAAGACCCGGCCGACACTGCAGCGCTTAAACCACACGCTCGCAAAATAGAATCAAACACGGGGGCCGTCCCTAATGCACTCGCACCGGCGAACGGTAGCGATAACTCAATCTCGCCGTAGCCGCCAACCTGTAAAGACGCATCGGCCCCCATTGCCGGCCGCAGCAAACTGTTATCGACCGTATCGTGCTCTAGCGGGGTGATTTTTGTATCTTTGTCTAGCACTAGCGCATCGGCCGGTTGTGGCGTTGCATCGGTGCCGTAAATGGTTTCCATTTTGGCCGTTATGGCCTTTAGATTTGCGCGCATGGTTAGGCCTTTTCTTTAACGGGTTTTTGGGGGGGTCTTGGGGCGTCTTTTTTCGCCAACGATCGCGCAGTCGGTGCGGGTTCGCTTGTGCGTTCGATTAATGTATCGATGCCGTGTTCGTCGCGGCTATATAAACCGCCCATTTTGAACGCGGGGTTTTGTTTTTTTGTCATTAGTCTAGTACCTCAAACGTCGCAATTATTTCAAGGTCTGGCGCCTTGGCTTGCTGGCTGTTCACAATGTCGCGAACGATTAAGCCGCTCGCCTCGGGGGGTAGATTGGGATCATTTTGTAACTTTCTTACCACGTCCATAAGGGCCAGCTCTGCACGGGTTAGATCTTCGCCTTGCGTGGTATCACTGAATTTTTTTTGTATGACTAGACTAATCACTTGCCGACCTAATGGGGCTTGTCCGATTAAGGTTTTCGCGTAGCTGTGCCCCGGTCCGGGTATTAGGGTGGCGATGCCGTTTTTTAACTGGGCGGCGTTTTGATTGTCGATCGCGGTTAGATTGCCGGTTATTTCCATCGCCGGAAAAACCAGCGCCAACCATGCAAGCATTGCGTCAAATCGTTCAACGTACATATTTTAGCCCCTGGCTAACAAGCGTTAATAAAGTGGTATTGCGGGCGGCCACAGCAGGCGCCATGTAAGGTTGTGCGGGGCTGCCTCGGCTGGCTATTTTTCGTTGTATTAAAAAAGCCAGTTCGTCGATTTCCATTTCTGGATTGTTTGGGGTAATTCTTCGCACTTGCAGCCAATCAATAATTGATTGTATGGGGGCAAGGCCACCGGGACCGCTGCCCTCTTCAACCGATCGCCCATAATCTTTAGCTACTTCGATTTGATATTCGCCGTTTCTTAATTTTTCAAAGGTGATGGCGTTTACTAATTCGCTGTGTGCTTTGGGAACATTTCGGCGCGCGTCACGCTGTACTAATAACGCCGTTTTACGCGCTTTTAAATCAAGTTCTACAGGGATTAAACGCGCTTGCTTTATTAGCCGATTAGCGACGTTATTCGCGTCGTTTAATACCGTTAGTGCGGTCATGATTTATGCCACGGTTAATTCTTGGAAGGCTTTTAATAGCGAGCCGTGGGCGATTTCTGGGCTGATTACGCCTTTATTTTTATGCCCATCGCCAACGGTTTTATATTGCGCGGCCAATATGTGGCGGCGCGCGGTTTCTACCTGGCTAGCGGCTTCTATGACGGGCTGCAGCGTATGAGGCACATTGCTGGCGTTTAAATCGTCACTGTCTATTTTATAACGGGCTTGGTAGTCGTAACCCAATAAGGTACCAACAAATCGCTGGGTCGATCCTGGTACCGCATTACTTAAGCGTATATGTGGGCCTTGGTCGTCGTGATCTAAATACGCACTCGGTATACCGCGTGGGTAGCTAGCATGACCCGGCTGAAAGTGTTTTAAGTGGTGTATGCCGTAGTCGCTGCCAATAATTTTGATCGCGTCACCTGGGGCGGCGTAGCGTGTTTCGCCGCCCTTTAGCGTTAAAGCCCCACGTTTTATTAATGGTTTATGTGTATTAATTAAGACAAGCGCGCCGGCGAGCACGCTATTTTTAGTAACGTTTAAAACCGTGTCGTCGACGCTCGCGAAAAAGTGCGGATTGGCGGCGGTGATGATTTCGAGGGCTTCGGTTTTATTTAAATTCACGGTATTAGCCTGCCTTTTTTAATAGGTCGTCGAGTTTGTCTTCTATGCGAGCCCAGCGGCGGTTATCTTCGAGGCGTTGTTTCTCGTCAAATTCGCGCACGGTGCGCAGCTCTACTTCTAGCGATACCACGCGACCGCTAAACGCAACGGCCGAGGCTAGGGTAAATACCCAAGCCGCCGCAACACCGCATAAAATAACCCACGCAAAAGCCGCTCGGTTGTGCCAGTCATGGCGTTGCGATTCGGTCATTATTAACCCCCGCCACGCTTTTTATTAGGGCCGCCGGTGTTTGAACTAGAGTTGATTGCGATAAGGTCTAACACTCGGGTTAATTGGCGAAAAGCGGTCGCAACCGGACCCAATAACCAGTTAAAGCGGTTGGCTATAGTGGTAGGCAATACCCAAATCAATAACCGTAAAAATAGCATCAAGATCGATGAGCCAATAATTAGGTAATTAGCCCAAATTTTAATAGGTTCAACAATCCAATCAGGCGCCCAACCCACGACGCGATCGATTAATTCGTTGATTGAGGGCTCATATCTAACCGCGGGGGCGTGTTCCTGGTATTCGACTGACACGTCGGACGCGACGGTAAAATCCATAGGGGCGGGGTCGCTGGCAAAGCTTGGCAGCGCGGCGCAGGCGATTAACGTTGCGCCGGCAATGATACTTAACAGTAAGCTTTTCATTTTCATCATTATTAACCTTTTATTTTTTGAATAGTTCGCGCGGGAAGTCGCGGCTAAATTCGTGTAATTCGGCGTCGCCGCCTGGGCTGTTGTATATGCGTTTGTAATAGTGGTAAGCCGCTTCGATCGCTTCTTCGATTGGGCGGCCTGTTAGTTTTGGCAACGGGTTTGGATCCATGGCGAGTTTTAAGCGGGCTAATACCACGTTTAAAAAGCGATCGCGCAAACACGCATTTCTTAGCGCGTTTGGCGTATCGGCGGGCCAGTTCACCGGGCTAGAAAAGTGACTTAAGAAACCGATATCGATTTGCTGTTTTAAGTCGGGGCGTTTTTGAAATAAATAGCGGTGGATAATATCGCGGGCGGTATCGGGCTCAATTTGAAATAAACCGGCGGCGGGACCACCTTCTAATTGGGCGACCCAACGACCGCGGGCGCTTTCATGATTAGCGATTGCACACAATAAAATCGACGCATTGGGGCTGTAAAATCGGCCGCCCATGGCGAGTAATACGGGGTCAATCACTGCATTTTGATAGTGCCTAATATCCATTTTTATTTTTCCTATTCGCCCGCTTTTACAAGTTCGATTGCGGCGTCGATTACTGCCATAGTGGCCGCGTCGTCACTGCCTTCAATTTCAGCCAGGCGCAGCGCTTCGAGCTCTTCCGCGGTTTTGCCCTGTAGGCTTTCGGTAAGTTCTTTAAGGCGCTTGTATTCTTCGTCTTTAGGATCTTCGGCGCGGGCCATCGCCTCCCGTTGTATGGCTTCTAATAGCGTGCTGCGCGGATTTTCGGCGAGGGATTCCAGACCGTGAATTTTTTCTAAATCGACGTTCGTTAAGTCGCTTAGCTTGGCGCTAATGTCTTTTACTGATTTTTCTAGTAGGTCGACTAAGGTTTGGTTCGAGTTGATTTCTGGGGTTGTGGTTTGCACGGGGTGTAGGTGCGCGGGAATGCTGCGTACTTCACCTGGTGGAATGTGAACACCGTCAATGACTTTGATTATTTTACTGCGATTGTGAAAAGGTTTTAGCATGGGGCACCTTTTAGAATTTTGATTTTAAATAAATATTGGGTGGGGATTGGTACCGTAATTGATTACGGTACCAAATTTAAAACAACGGGTTTGAGCGCGAACGCTTAGCCCATTGCGTTACGCTTAGCCACTGAATACCAACCAACTGTGCGGTAATAACCGGCTAATAATTTCGGCACTTTTAAACCGATATATTCTTCGCCATAAAACATTTTTTGACCTGTTGGCGTGCCTGTTGTTGGGTCCATTACTTCAATCGGGCCGCTATCAATGCCATAAGGCTTAGTTAGCATTACCGACATTGCGCCGCGTACTCCCAATAAACAGCGCTGCTGACCTAGGGCTGCATAGCGGTTAGTTTTAAAGAATGGTAGGCCTTTGGTGCCGGCGGCGTCGCCGATCGCTGACAGTTTTTTGTCTTCGTTGCGCACGTCTTTTACATAGCCTTTGGCTTTGCTTAGCATGTTGTTAAACGTTTCTGACGAAAGCATAAAATCAAGGTTTACGAAGCGGGTATCGCCCATAAATGCCCGTTGATCGCCGATAGAGTCGAGCAAATTATCTAGGCGCTCTTTTGTATCGGTGGTCGACGCGTAATCGTCTTCGTTTAACATTTCGCAATTGGTTGCGTGGCTGTACGAAATTGTCGCGCTGCTCGAGGTGGTATTCTTTTCGGCGCCGGTTTCGGTTACTAGGCGAATAAGGCCGAGTGTGTAGTCTTCGACGCGGTAATACGTGCCGGCCGTAACTTTAGGACCCCAAGGTTTAATCACCGCACTGGATACAGTTAAAACGATTGGGTTTTCTTCACTGCCGACGGCCGCGCCTTGAATATCAACTTGCTGGAACGCTTGCACTAGCGGGAATTTAGCCAATTTAATTAAACCGCTTGAGCCGTCTAATTGTGCGGCGATATCTTCGCCCGCGACGTCTACCGCTTCGAACGCATCGGCATAACGTACTAGGCTATTCATAATCCAAGCCGCTAGGGTTTCTTTCATGACTTCGGCGTTTGAAACGATCGCGCGCGCCATTGCATCCCAGTTAATAAGCGAGGCTTTCGAGAAGTGGATTACTTCATTAGAAAGCATCATCGCGACTTTACGGGCGATTAGAACCATAGAGTCCATTTTCTGGCCCACCCCGATCACTTGCATGCCTTGGCCTTCGGCGGTGATACCGTAATTTGTAAGCGTGCCTTCGCGCACTTCATACGGAAATGTAACCGTCGTACCTGTGCTGGCTTTGTAATCGAACGCGACTAAATCGAGCACCTTGGTATCGGCTAGCGCTTCACGAATTACGGTACGCTGCAGCGCGGCCGGTAAATTGGTATTACTTAGGTCGGTGCCTTCTGATAGCGCTAAGCGTTCTTGTTCTAAGGTTGCGCCATGGATTGCATCAAACTGCGCTAAGACGATCGCGGCGTGGCCGTTACTTTCTGATAGCTGCAGTTTATTTTGGCGACCTAACGACGTGGTCGTTAAGTTTGTATCAATAATCTTTTGAACTTCTACGCCCGCCCCGCCGATCGCACCTTCGCCGCCTGCCGCCATACCCTGGCCGCCAAAACCGCCATCGGTTAATTTACGCATTGCGACCAGTTGTTCGCCGCCATTTTTAGCCAAGCTCACCACACCGGCCAAGCCTTCTGCTGTGACTACGTTTGCCAAAATAGGCTCGGCAAGTTTTAGTGCCTGGGTTTTTTCTGCGTCTGTAATTTCTGGAATTTCTGACAACGCTTTTACTAGCGCGGCTTTATTCGTCGCGGCGGTGGTTTGTGTTGCCTGGATTGCCGCATCGCGATCGCTTAATACTTTAGCCACTAAACCGGCCACATCGTCGGACGTTAACGCTTTAGCGTCTTCGGCTGGCTTTGCGACGGGTTTCGGTTCGGTTAGCGTGATATTTAGCGTTTGCGCGCCTTCTGCAAGTTGTACGACTAGGCTATCGGCTTGGCTTTGTACATCACTGCAGGCGATCGCGATCGCGGCTTTGTCTTCGCCGGCAGATTCGCAAAGCTTTACGCCTAGGCTTAGCAATTGTTCCGAAAGTGCTTTAGTTAATTTTCCACCGCTAACAAGGCCAGCGAGGTAATTTTTAAGGGTTTGTAAATCCTTCATATTTGAGGACTCCATTTTATGGTTGTAAAAGACCACTGGCGCGGCCTGTTGGGGTGATTCTGATAATTTGTGTGGGTCGATCGCTTGCATGCGCTTAACGAATGGGCGAATGGTAATCGCACCGCCTACGACCGTAGGGCCAAACGGCCCGCGTTTTTCGTTGTCGGTAAAATTAGGGTGAAATTCTAGGCTAAGGTATCTAAAACCTTGTTCTTTAACGGCTTTACGTCCGGCGGGGGTCCATTGGGCCTGTACTAATAGGCGGCTGCCTTCGACTTTCATGTTAATCACTTCAAACGGGGTACCGTGGCCGCGCTGCTTTTGGTGTTCGTAGTCGAAAAGGATTTTTTGCCCAGCGGTGCCGGCGTGAAAGTTTTTAACGAATTGGTAAAGGTCGGTGAGCGTTACATCAAAATCGCCATAAACGGGCGAGGAAAAATGCCCTGTTCTTATGCCTTCTTCCCAAGTAACTACTTGGCCGCTTTCGTTGGTTTGTGCGGGGTCGAGTTCTGAGCAAAAAAACAGGCTAGCGGCGGCATTATCTTGGCTGCTAAGTTGGATTAGTTGGTTTTTTGTTACCCGTGGGTTTAACACACTCATAAACTGCCCTTTTTATTCATTAAGGGCAGTTTATGGGCATTAAATAAGCAAAGAACGGGGCATAGGTGGGGATATGTAAGCTTTTTTGTTAATCGTTTGATTTTGTTTCTATTGTTAAAAGGTGCCCGGTCTTCGCATACCGAAGTTTTAATTTATACCAGGGCGTGGCGATTTGGCGTTCGGTTAGAATTCCTAGTCTTAGCGCTTTGGCTTTTTTCTGCGAGCCTAATACGGCCGCCTGTGTGCTTCTATCTTGATTTTTTAGCCAATCGATACGGGATTCATCGCGGCGATCGGCGCTTGTTATTTCTTCATCAAATACGACTTCGGTAAACGATAGCGTGTTCGGGTGAGCAGGCCAGGGGCATTTATCGAACGGGTAAACGCCACGGCCCAAGCCCCATTTATTAACCTTTGCGTGCATGTCGCAAATATCGTGTTCTGGGTGGCGTGGGCTTAATAAAAACCGCAGGCCGACGGCGTCGGGGTGTTCTTGCGCGCTGGCATTGTAGGCGGTACCGAAGGCTCGATTTATTTCGGTACGGTATATGCGCCGCATGGTTTGGTAGGGGCTGCCGGGTTCGTCTAATACGGTATGTTTTACGATACTGCGCAGCTTTTCAGGGCTAGCGCTGAGTAGGGCTTTTTTGACGTTGTTAGGGACCGCCCCACGCTCTAGTAGGTCGTTTGCGGCGGCGACGCTGGCACTTTCACCACTGACGATGGCGCGGGTTAGGTGGCGGCGTACGCGGGCCTTGGTGTCTTCGGTATTGGTATGAATGCGGGCCGATAGTGAAAGGCCGTCGGCGTGTATAAAACGGTCTAGGGCTTGTACGGTTTGCAGGGGCAAATTATGGGTTATGGTGCCGCCGATCGTGGCCGCGAACGGTTGGGCGCCGACGACTGCAGCGTCTAGCATCCATTCGCTTAGGTATTGGGCGTGTTGGCTGCCTAGTTTGTCGATTATGTCGGTCGCTTGGTTTAATAGTTGCCCGAGGCGATCTTGGCGCACGGTGCCATCGATGCCAAGGCGGTTGATAATGGCGGCGATTTCATTAACGGCGATTTGGTAGCGTTCGCGCAAATTTGCGAGGGCTTGGCCGTCTAAAGTAACGCTTTGGTCTTGGGCGGCTTTCGTCGCCCGTTTTATTTGTGCGCTTGCGGGGCTGGTTGCCATGGGGTCGCCCTATTTATTGGTTATGTGGGTTTGACTTTCGCCTTTTTTGGCGTTGCCAGGGGTAATACTCACCTTGGGCTGGGTGGGGTTGTCTAAATCGATATCGCCGTCGGTTTCGGGGTTTAAGTTGTAGTCGCTGGGGTTTTTCCGTTCTTCCGCTATTCGCGCTTTTTCTTTTACTGGGTCGAGCCCGGCGGTTTCGAGGACTGTTTGCTGACTGGCGCCAATACTTTGTTGTTTTAGGGCGCGGTCGGCGCGTTGGCTTGGGCTTTCGGTCATGCGTTCGGCAAATTTGATTGTAAAGTCATACGCGGCGGGGTCTTTTCCTTTAAGTAATAAATCTAATTCAAAGCCCGCGCGGTATACGTCGGCGAGCACGTCTTGAATCGCGTCTACTTCTTCGTAATAGTCTTTTTTAAGGTCTTCTAGGATATCCCGCGACATTCCGTCGATATAACCGAAAAGGCCTTTAGGGCCTGCCACGGCAAAAAAAGCATCGAGGTTCATTTCTATGTCTTTTACCTGGTCGAAATTGGCGTCGGCGCTAATATTGGTTACAGCCCCTTTTTTATTGGTGTAAAAATCTTGGTCGGGGCTTTGGCGGCGTTTAATTACTTCGTTTTCATAGCCGATTAATTCTTTCTCGTTGGCACCTTCTAATACGTGCAAAGAGCGATTAGACGCGCGAGTTCGACGGCGTATTACTAGGTCGTCTTCTTGCATGCGTAATCGTCGCAGGGCGGGGCGGGCGGCGTCTAAATAAGGCCGGCCGAGGCTGTCGGGGCGTTCGAAATTTTCGGGGTCTAAACGGCCGTTGGTAATTAATAACGCGGGAAACGTGGCTAATACTTTGCCGGCGATATCGACTTGGCGCCATGCTTGGGCGGGGTTGTTAAAGCGCCCTAGGTCGTCACAATCTGCCTCTAATGTGCCTATCGGCATAGGGATTGCGCGGCAAACTTGGCCGGATTTATTAACCACCCATTGAATGGGTAAGTTTCCGTCGCGGGCTAATAATCGCGCTTCGCTGCCGAGTTTTTCGCGCTTATCTAATTTTGTGCGGGTTATGAATTCGCGCCATAGCTGGCTGATCGCCTGGTCTTCTACCCCGTTAAAACTGAGCTGTAACAGGCCTTTTACCGCATCGCGTTTTATGCGGTTTAGTACTTTTTTAACGCGCCCGTCGTCTTGATCAAAGCGCTTTAATTCGTCAATAACGCCGCGTAGATCCATTCGACCGCGCATTTTTTCGTATAGGTCGTCGTAGCCTGTTAGTGGGTTGTCTTGCGTTGTGCCGGTGGCCGTCGTTTCTTCGACGGGGTCGGGGGCGCCTAAAAAAACACCTTTTACAAATTTTCCACCGGGTATCTTATTAATATACGAGCTGATCGAGGCCATGCGAATATCCTAATTTTTCTAAATGGTCGCCGCTTTCGCGCTGCAGGTCATGGGGCGAGTGTGCACCGGCGGCGCGATTACCCCCGGCGATAAGTATTTGCGGGGTGTTGTCGGTGCCTAATAAGCGCCCAAAACCCGCGACCATGGCGATTAAGGCGTCGAAGCCATCATCGCCGATTTTTGTGTCGGTCATTTTGTAGGTCAAAAAGGTAAGCCCCGACACGGCTTTCGCGGTTATGTTGTTTACCTGGTGATGGAATCTTTGCCAGTCTTCTAGCTCTTCGGTGGCGAGGTCTTCCCCGTTTTTAATTTCTATTTCGGGGATATACGGCAAGGCAAAACGGCCGGTATGTATCAGAGTGCGCGCGGTGGTTGCCATCTGGTGTTTTGTCGCGCCCTGGAATTGCACAGGGGAAAATGCCCAGTTCGGCCAAGTGGACGCGCTGGATTCGCCGTATTCGTGGCGGTTAATACTAATAATATTACGATCGTATAATAAGTCATTCACGGCGGCGATCACGGCCACACCGAAGGCGTCACCCATGCCGTAATCGGGGCGGAAATATTCCCAAATAGCGGCGATATCGTTAATTACTTGGCCTTCGTCGGCGGTGCTTGACCAGTATTTTACATAAATTGGGCATATGAAATTGCCGAGCTGTTCGCCTATGGTGATTACCCACTTAGAGGCTTCGGGGCGTTCACCGTGGCCGGCGGCGTCCATGCCTAATACTAGGTTGCCCCGCTTACGATAGCGGCCACCTGGTAGCGGCTTGGCTCTGTTTAGTTTTCCCTCTATGCCGGCGGCGACTGCCGCGCGCCATTTTCTAAACCGTATAAAGCCCGAACCCACTATGCGCTCGCATAATAGCTGCCTTATGTATTCTTCTTGGGGTAACTCTTTTTGCATTTTGCGGGCAAATTCGGGCTGTAAAATGCCCATGGCGATGCCTAGGTGGATATCGACCAGGGGCAACATGTGATACTCGCCCGAGTCGATCATGCTTTCTAAGGTATCTGAGCCCTTAAATACCCCGGTTACGCGTATCATAGGGTCGTTTTTGGCGTTGATATCGGCGCCGAGTCGGCGGGTACCGGTAAGCATTAATAAAAAGTTACTGTAAAGCCGATCTTTCGGCATGTCGTCGACTTCTTCTAGGTCGGCCATGGTTAAATCGCCGCCGTCTACTTGCGACATAATGCCGTAGGCGCGGGCTTTTGAGCGGTTATAAAATTGGAATGATTCGTCGCTTAGTTGTTTGCGGCCATTTTTGTACAATACAAAATTTGTCAGTATTTCCGATCGGGCGATGGCGTCGGTCATATAGGTAATGTTTGTTTTTGCCTGATCTAGCCTAGGGGCGACGCATCCCAATTCTTGATCACCATTACAGGCTAAGAATTTAAGCTGCCAAAGGGCTTTAACGGCGGTTTTACCCGTTCGCCGGCAAGACGTGTCGATCGTGTAGTTGTTGGCGTCCATTTCTTCGCATTTGATGATTTGCATCGCGTCGAGTTTTACGCCGTGTACGTGTAGATGCCATAAATAGTGATTATCTTTATAGCGCATTATTTCAAGCTGGGCCGCTTCGGCTAGATTGCGGCGCTCTGCCCCACTTAGGCGGTGGGGATTCATTCTGAGCTGCCTTGTTCGGCGTTATATTCGATTAATACGGGGTCATTGGCCTTGTCGCGTTTACCACGGCTTAGCAGCTCTTTTAAATCGCCCATACTGGCGCGCATTTCTTTCGCGGCGTCTAATGCGCCTTTGCTGTCGCCGCTTAAGTTGCCTTTTAGTTGTTGCACTTCGCCTTGGGATCTTGGGGTCATGCCTAAATCGGCCAAGGTCATGCCGTTTTTGTTCATTAATTCGATGGCGAGTTTTACCGCGGGGTTAGCGGTGTGTTCGAAGATTGTTTTGTAGTCGCCCGTTTCAGGGTCTACATATTTTGCGATATGGGTTTCGCTATTTTTAAAATCGGTAATCGTTTTCGGGTTTTTAAACATGGCACCGTTAGACGCGATGTTCATAAATAAATCTTCTAATACGATTTGTATGTTGGCTTGGTTGTCGGCCTGCAGCGATCGCAATAAAGACGGGTTATCGGTTTCTTGCGCGATTTGGTGGCGCATAAAAACTTCGGTTCGGCTAATGCAAACCTCGTTGGCGCTGCAGTCGTTCCAATCGACTGTGCACGAGTCGCAGCGGTCATATTGCCCAGGGCGCGCGGGGAAATACTTTGCCGTCTTCGCAAAGGCGCCGTGTTTTAGGGCATTTAAACGGGTGTTTTTTTTCTGTTCTTCGGTGGGGTAGCCTTCAAGATTGGCCGCCGTTTTGGCTTTGCCGGCGTCGGTTTTTGGCCCTGTTTGCTTACCTGCTGCTTTGGCAAGGTTACGCTCCCAACCGACCTGAGCCGCCATGTTTTTGCACTTTGGACACGGTGCAGCGGGCACCCTTTCACCACGACTTTCAATTTCGGTTTCGGGTTCGGCCTTAAATCTTTGCCCACATGGCATGAGGCAATAAAAGGATAAATTAGAATTTTGGGCGGCGGTTTTTGTCATGGCCTAACATTAAGTTAGGCGCGAGGGGATTTGAGGGGCCAGCGGTGAAACTTTGGATAAATATTCTTAGGGGTTGGCTTTAAACCCTTATAGATCAAGGGTTTATAGAGTTTCACCAGTGAAACTTTTGGTTAGTTTTATAGTAAAAAGGCTTTAACTTAGAATAATTCAGAGGATGAAAAAGTAATAGTCATTCGCCGAAAGCCAATGACTATATACCCATAAAACATGATAAATATATCTCGACAATATTTTATATCAATCAGTCTAGCAAAGGTCTAAATGCCCCCAAGCCATACTTAAACACCTTAGCAGGATGCCGAGTAAGCATAACGTAATAAGATACAAAAAACACCCAAGGGCGACGCACCGATCTAAAAACAATATTTAATAATAATGGCAATTAAATCAATATGCTTAATATAGGTTTAATTGATTAATGAATAGCGGGCACTAATAAAGAAAAGAGTCCCAACCGCCCCGCAGTGTCTCGGCCTCGCCTCGGGCTGTTAGTTCTTCCCTAAAGACGCCAAGTTGCAAGAATGCAAAATGATGAACTTAAGGGCTGTTATGAACTAGGCATACAGCTGGTTAGCTATGCAACCGATAACGGTTTCCCCGCGCCTAACGCGATTACAGGGCCTCGGTATACGAACACTAAAGCTTTACTGGCTTGGGTGGTTTAGTCGCTATTATTTAGCCCATGCTTGAGGCGTGGCCTAAATAATAGCGGCTTGGGGTCTAGCCTGATCAACGCCCCTTTGCCTGCATGTCGTAAAGTTCCTGTAATCCTTCCACGCGCCCCCCTGGGTCCTCTGATCGGGGGGTCACACTCTAAGCCCAGCGAGACAGGTTTCTTACGATCGAAACCACGGACGTACAAGCAAAGAGCGGCTACATTTGGCGGTTTTACTTTTTGCAGGGCATGAAGCGACCCCCGCCGATGATTTAGAGTGTTTTACAGACACGCAAAAGCGAGCCTCTAACGTTATCTAAACGATAGTTTCAGCGTATAAAGTGGCGGATTGCTGGCGCAGGAATTAAAAGCGGTTATACTGTGATTGTGTGAGTCGCAGCGGTTATCTTTTAATCTCTGTTCTCTGCAAAATGCCTGCCCTAGCTTTTCAGCTTCGGTGGGCTTTTGTCTTTCTGGGTCTTAGGTTTTTTGACATTGTAGGTGTAAAAAAACGGCCCTGGCCTTTCGGCATTATTTCTTTTTTGTGTTTTTTCTTGCTCCAAATCAATCAAAATATAACGATTTTTGTCTAACTCTAGGCCTTAGAAAGTTTATGCCTTTCTTGCCTAAGTGTGCATATTTACACGCAAAACACCGAAAAGCAACACTTTTTTATATTTATTGAAAATATCTGTTGTGCTGCCCGATTCAATTCTATAGCATTAATGAAAAATTGAAGTCACTAAGGATTTACCCATGCAAGGCAATATTGGATTAGATTTAGTTAGAAAGGCACTCGCAAGAGGCGAGCGAGTTTTGGAGGCGGTAGAAGCTGAAAGCCGAAAGCCGAACGATAAAAAGGTGCTGGAACGTTTATGGAGTCGAAAAGAAGTCGCGGCCGATGTTGGCCAGCATCACTCGACGATCGCCAATAAAATAAAAGGGCTTATAGAAAAAGGCTTAGTACCTGATTTTATCGACGGCCAAATCAGCGACGGGGGCCAGGTAAGCGGTTATCGCTTAGACCAATTAAACGCCTTTCGCGCGGTATGCAACACATTACCGAAACGAGCATTAGGCGAGCAGCCGCAAATTATCGCGGTGCAGTCTTTTAAAGGTGGGGTAGGTAAAACCGTTACAGCGGTTTTATTGGCGCAATACATCGCGTCACAAGGCTATCGCGTCTGCCTGGCTGACTTAGACAGCCAAGGAAGTGGGACAACTACTTTCGGCTATATTCCTGATTTGCACATCGATGAGGACGAAACACTTTTGCCTTATTTTCGGGGCGAGCAGGGCAGTATCGATTATGCGATTAAAAAAACCTATTGGCCTAACCTGGATCTAATACCCGCTAACCTACAAATTTATAATTTGGAATTAGAAATGGGCGCCAAGATTGGGCAAATGAAGTCGAGAGAGGAGAAATTAAACGCCTTTTTTACTTTGCGCCGTGGCCTAGATTCTATTAAAAATAATTACGACGTTGTGATTATTGATAGCCCGCCTGCGCTGGGCATGATCTCTATGAATATTTTATGCGCCGCCGATTCGTTTGTTGTGCCAACCCCGCCGCAGCTTTACGACTTTAGTTCTACGCTGCAGTTTTTCCGCTTAATTGAAAGTGTTCTAGAAGGAATCGCGCCTGATAAGCAATATTCTTTTATGAAAATCTTAGCGACCAAGGTTCAAAAAAACCATAAGGCCGATAAAACCTTTTTAGGGTATATGCGCGCCGCGTTTGGCGATGGCGTATTAGCCGCCGAGGTACCTATGCTTTCAGAGATCGCTAATGCGGCAATGACTTTCGGCACTATTTTGGAAGATCGCCGACCAAAGGCTAAACCGTTGGCCGCTGTTGAGTATGCTTGCGGAATGATTGAACAGGAAATTTTAAACCAATGGCCGAGCATGCAAGACCGCCGCGAGCGATTGAATTTAAAAATGGATGAACAGAAAAAGAAATTGGGGCTAGAAAATGAGTAAGAAAAGAAACACGGTAAATATGGCTAGTTTATTTTTAGACGATAAGGCAAGCGATGAAAAGCCAGTTACTAAAAAGCCGGTACTGCCGGTGCTGGATTCATTAACCCGTAAAGAAGATCAAAAAGTAATACATCACCAACGCCTTGATCTTGAAATCGACCCGGCAGTGATCCGCCCTTGGCGATTGCATGACCGTGATCAAACAAAATTAAACGAAAATGATTGCGCCGACATTATCGAATCGATTAGAGCGATCGGCCAAAAAGATCCCATCAAGGTCAGAAAGCTAGAAAATGACCCCGACGGCTTTTTGTACGAAATCATTAAAGGCCGTCGCCGCACTTATGCTTGCTCTGTACTCGGGTATAAAGTTTTGGCCCGTGGTGAGGATATGAGCGATGTCGACGCATGGCTTGAAATGGACAGCGAGAATGACGACCGCGAAGATATTAGCGAAATGGAGCGGGCAAAATCTTACGCTGCAGCATTAGAAGCGGAACTATTTAGCACAGCGTCAGAATTGGCCGCCCGCCGAGGCAAGCCAAAATCTCACGTTTCTAAATATTTGGCGGCTGAGTTTGTTTTGCATAATGTGGCGGTAATGGCATTAATCAGCGACCCGCTTTCGATGCCGGTCACTAGCGCGGCAAAATTGGGATCGTTATTAAAGTCGTCATCTACGAAAGCCACTGTCGAAAAAAGAGCATACAACCTTAAAGCCGCTGGCAAAAAAATGGCGGCAGCTGCAGTCATTAACGACTTGATTAAATCGGTTAATAATACCAAGGCCGAAGCGCCTAAAGCGGCAAACGAATACCAAGCTTTAATCGGGGATAAATTAGCCATCGCGGCCAAGAAAGAAAAGGGGTCTAAAATAACGATGAGTTTAGATACCGAAGATTTAACCGCCGCTGAGCTGTTTAAATCGTTTAAAGAAACGCTTAAAAACCTAGGTGTTAAATAGAGTTTCACTGGTGAAACCTTATAAGTATTTGATTTATAAGGGTTTTTTGGGAAGTAGTAAGAACTGTATTTGAAGTTTCACTGAAACTTTAAAGAATTTAAAATAAAAGGGCGGTGCTCTAACACCGCCCAAACTTGCAAAAACATTGGAGTCTAGACCATGAAATTACAAGCCGCCGTATCATCTATGATAAGTGACTGGCCCGCAACCCAAACCGTACCGCCCGCGCTGCAGCCCGTTTTTATCGCTTGGGCGAATGAGTGTGCTAATGCGGTGGGGAAAGCGTACATAGAAAGAATTATCGAGCTATCACAGCAACAACTAAAACATTAATTTCATTACCCCAATAAAAAAGGCCGGTAATTAAAAATTACCGGCCTTTAGGGCTCACTGTCCACTCCACATGTTCAGCTCGCACATAATAACCCGTATGCGGGGTTTTGCAAGCCCTAGGGCATTAAACAATCATAAGACCCTATCAACGCCCCGTCCTGCGCTTTAATATCGATTACAAACGATTCTACGCCTTTAAATTCATCGCCAATTATTGCCGTAGCTGGATTGAATGGACGGCCCAGGCTTTTATCCATATTAATATAAAGCCCGGTAGGGCAAGCGCCACTTGCTGTCCTTATCAAAAACTTACGTTCTAGATCGTCCCTAAATGCCAAATCTGACAAGCTAGGGGGCACAGAAACGGCGATCGTTAACTTTCCCATGTGTTCGTAATGCTCGACATATTGCCACCCCTCGCGGCTAAGATTTTTATCTATCAAATCTTTAATATCACCCACTGGCCCAGGATGCCAAATACAGCCACCTAGCAAGGTGGCGAAAAAAATTAATACAACGCGGTGAACCATTTTCTTTACTCCCAAGGAATATATTTTAAAACTCTATTTACGGTCGTTTCTGATACCGGGATTTTTTTCTGGTTTAACGTTCGCACGGTTTGATTGCTATCTAGCCCCATGGCTGCACATTGGCGGATAACCCCATTTCTAAATAATCGGGTGTAAGTTTCGCGACTGGGCACGTCCACACGCTGGCGCTCACCGTCGCGCGGGGCAAAATCCCACATAAGCCCCATTAATTCTAGAAAACGCTCTGAGCCGATAGACGCGGCGATTCTCTGCCACATTGGCGGCAAGTTTATATCTGTAAATTGCGGCGGAATGCTTGGAGCGGCGCGGCCGGTATAAACGGGTATATGGTGCTCGGTTAAAATCTTAGGACCGGTTTCAATCCAAAATAAGTCTACTTGCTTTAGATCGGGGCGGGCATGATATGGGTTATTAACCATTTTGTCATCGTTCGAATTTTTATTTTCCCTTAAAGGCGGCTTAGGATTATTACAGTTATCTAGGTACCCACCCTGTCCGTGGGGGGTGGGGGGTTCTGCATGCCTTGCCCCCACCCCTTTGCATTGTGCCTGTACTTTAGGTAAACCCTCACTAGATGACGTCATACGCACCCCTATATTTATTAGTTTGTACTTCTTACCGCGCTTTTGTTCGTTGCTGCTTTGGAGTGAGGCCAGATAGTACCGTTGATTGCTTTAGCCTAACCGCGCTTTTCTTACTAATGCGCGGTTAGGTTTGGTAATGGTTGGTAGTGCCTGGTTAAGTGAGCAAGATCTATTGTACTTGGTTTAGGTCGTTCTTAAAGGCAATTCTACACACTACCGCAGGCCCCTAGATTCGTAGTGCATAGAGCATGAAGGGGTTGGGAATATAGGAGTTCTAAGAACCAACACGACCCCAAAGGGACCAAAGGGGTTATGGTAAAATTAATATAATTATTATTAAGAGGGGGTGGGGGGGTTAAAGAACTGCTTAGCCATATCTGACATAGGGGTCGATACCTTACCAAGTGGGTTAGATGTGTCGCTGCGCTCGGTCTTTTTACGTGTGGCCATATGGATGTATACCTGGCTCGACCTAATGTCTTTATGCCCCATTAACGCCTGTATCTCAAATGGGCTGGCGTCATCTTCCGCCATTTCTGTGCCGAACAAGTGGCGGAATGCGTGGGCGTGACTCTCGACATTGGGTATGCCTGCTTTCTCTGCGTATATCTTAATACGATCGTCGATACTTTTTGAACTTATGCGGCGCGCTTCGCCGTGATACTTAGCTTTTTTTACCATACGATTTCCCCTGGTAACAAAGAGCACAGCATCGGCCTGGTTATTGGTTTGGATCTCGCGGTCGATTTCTTGGGTTTCTGGGTGGGCTAAATAGAATTGCAATGCGACTTGCGCTTCTAGCGGCAAAGGCACCTCTATCTCAGTTTTTCCCTTGGTGAGCGTTTTAATTAAGTAACGATCGGCGCCTTTAAATTCAGTGCGGCGTATGTTGCTGGCATTTAACTTTGCCAGGGTATCAACACGTAAACCGGTGCCAGCCAACATCATAAGCATGGCAAGATCGCGCGCGCCCTCCCATGTATCAAGGTCGGGCTGTTGTAGAATGCGCTCTAAATTATGTAACTGCAGCTGGGTGCCATTACTACGCCCGACGCGGGGGGTTTCGATTAATGCGGCGGGGTTATGAGTAAATTTTTTATCTGGGCGACGTTCTAAATAACGGTATAGATTCCTAATCGCTGCTATAAGCGGTTTTCTTGCGGGGGCGGTTAACTTGTACTCTTTGAATAATACTAAACCCGCCCATAATTCAATTTGATCATGACTGGCTGTTTCAAATGTCACACCTTGGGCGTGTAGATATTCTTTTAATCTGGTCGCGGCCTGACGGTACTTGCCGGTCGTTGAATGGGCTAACCCTTTGTTCATTTCGGCCCAGTCGATCCACTCGTCGATTAAACCTTTATCTCGCAGTATGTCTGTAACAGATAGCACCCAAAACACCCCAATAAGCTACAGACCGCATGATTGCTAGAATTATCACGGGTGGGGTGGTCAAAATCAGCCCCACCCTAAAAAACACCGTAATCAGTGCAAAGCCGCAAATTAAACCCGTTTTCGGGGTTTTACCCTAACTTAAAATAGGACAGGGGATAACACCCCCAAGCAACCCGCACCACCCTAGACAACACCCTAGGAAACACCCTGTAGAAATAAATAAATAATACTTAATTTATAGTATTTATTTATTATTATTAGGGCCTAGGGTGGCATGGGGCGGCGCTCTCAAAGAGATTGCCCACAAGTGCGCTGCAACCAGTCATTTTAGCCGAAACTTTCGGGGTTTGGCGCCGGCAAACAAAAGATGGCGTTTTGGAGTGGCGATAAACCCACAAATAACCAGGCTTAAGCCTATGACCGGGCAACGCCTAAAAGGCACTTTCTCGCCATTCGCGCGATATCCTGGTGCTTGACTAACTCGTCTATGATTTCGGCGAACAGATCGCCTATTTCGGGGTGTAGCCACTTGTAAAGCTCACTAATTAGCGCAACCTTCGCTTTAAGTTGATTGACGTCCTGCAGCGTCGCCAGCTCGGCTAGTAATTCGGTAAAATCTTGCAATTGCCCCACTGGCGGCGTAGATGGCGTTACCAAATCAGTAACAGAAACCGTTTTTTCCAAAATGGGGGCATTATTTGTTATTTTTCCGCCACTCGGCACACTCGCGACAACCTTTTTTGCACATGCCTTTGGTGATACTTTTTCACTCATCCATGCGGCCAAACCGTTGTCGGTTAGTGTCCAGATACCGCCAGATTTTGATATAACCAGCTTATCGGCTTTCATTTTATGAAGTTCGGCGCGGATCTCTTCGCTCGTCGATCTAAAGTTATCGGTTTTCTCTAGGTAATTCACCGTTAAACCGCCCCGTTTCATTGCTGCAGGTTCGGATAACAAAGGGAAAATAAGACTATTACGCAACACGGGCGACACTCCATAGACGGGAATAACAGGCAAAAAAAAGCCACTCAATAGAATGGCTAATTTAAGCGGCTTTTGTTCGTAAAGTTAGGGCCGTTTGTGACGGGTTCTATTTTCATTTTTTAGTTCCAATTCAATAGCATTAAATAAATTCTGCCTTGGCTTGTTTTGATTGGCTTCCGCCTCATGCAAGCATAACAAGGTAAAATTATTTTGCTGGCAAAGAAGGGGCTCTATTTCAGTGACCTGTTTTGTGACCATTTCTGCCGCTAATGCTCTCGAGTAGTTCTTACCACACTGGCGGGCACTTATAAAAACGAACTCATTTATTTTCATTTTCTTCTACCGCTTCGGCTAGCTCTATGAGCTTTTCTATTGCTGTCTCTGCCTGATTTCTAAG